GCGTCGGTGCGATGACGAAACTTTAGCTTTTAAAATATGGGAATTAATCAAAGATGGTAATGCTGATAGTCTGTATCATATCGAGAAATGGCTAAAGGAGAAACACCATGAATAGGCTGCTGATCCTTTTGGCCGTGTTCTGGCAGGTATTGAATGTCAGCGCGTACTGCGAAACAGGGAACCCGACAGCGTCCGGGGTGTGGCCACAGGTAGGCGTTACCTGCGCGGCTGACCATTTACCCTTTGGCACCCGCGTAACACTGCCAGACGGGCGCACGTGGGTCGTAGAGGACCGTTTTGGTGGCGGCTATGGTGACCGGTTAGATTTGTTTTTACTAACGGAGGATGAATGCTGGAAATGGGGACGGAGGCGGTTATGGTGCAGGATAGAGACGCCGTAAGGAAACAGAATGCGGAAGATCTGAAAAAGGCATGGAAGCAGTTTATCAAAAAGCAGGAGGCAAAACGCCGTGAACGTTGATTTCGTTTTAGCGATGATAGTATTGGCAGGGTTCTGGGCGTTTGCGGCATTGGTCTGGAGGTGGTTCTGGTGAATGACAAAGAGGTTCGCAAGCTGATTACGGAAACGGTACGGCAGACGGTGCCGCTGGTATTGGCCCAACGGGTGCCGTTGCGACAGTCCGGGTACAAAGCCACAGAACAGAGGCTGTTTGCGTACCCTGTGCTTGTGGATAACGTGCGGAACCGGTGGCCTGCGGACATCGAAGATTTGAAGCGGGAAAAGGTCACGGAGACCAGCAAGAGTATTGTGCGGTGGTCGGAGCAGGCAGGTGTGAAGCTCACGCCGGAGGAGCGGCAGGAAGGGCGGATTCTGGCGGTACAGGCCAAACTGGAGAGGGACAGGCAGGAGTTGGCGGTCATGGACAGGGCGCTGAATTCGGTGAAGATGGATGCGGCCTATCCATGGCTGGAGGCGTATTATTTTCAGGGCAAGGATCTGGATACGATTGCGGAAGAGGCGGGCACGACACGGCAGCAGGTAGCCAGGAGCAAGGCTGTGCTGGTGCGGGTCGTGGCGCTGCGGTTATATGGGGCGGAGGCTTTGGAATGAATTATATTGTGTCGGACAAGGCGGATGTCCGTACGGTTTTGAGGAACCTGAAACATTGCGACGGAAAGGTGATCATATCGGCGGAGCTGTTGCGAAATTGGTTGTATGAATTGCAGAAAAGACGGAAGCTGATGAGCATGCCGAGGCGGGCGGACGACTAAATCCGTCCGTTTTTAATTCCACATTTTATCCACAAAAGGGGCGCTGACTTTTATCTCAAAACGCGGCATTATGATTATGGAGCCACGAGATGGACGCCCCCGCCGGATGCGGGGGGATGAGATAAACAGGAGGCGCGACCATGGATTTAAGAGACCAGACTTTCGGAGTTGAAATCGAGACGGTTGGCATGAAACGGGAACAGGCTTGCAGGCTGGTGGCGGCAATGTTTGGGACGGATAACACTGTGCATTATGATGGCACGGGTTACGAAACTTGGTCTTGCAAGGACAAACAGGGTCGGAAATGGAAATTCATGCGCGATGGTTCTCTTCACACGGTAAACGGTGTTATGTCCGGGTGCGAAATTGTTACTCCGGTTCTGAATTACAAGGACTTGGATATGTTACAGCAGGTGGCACGGTTGGTGCGGTTGGTTGGTGCAAAGGCTGACGGCTCTTGTGGGATCCATGTGCATGTCGGTGCTGACAAGCACACTCCGCAGAGCATGACGAATCTGATGAAGATGTTCATCGGGAAGGAAGATACGATTTACAAGGGGTTGCAGATCAGTGCGGATCGGACTTTGCGGTTTACTCGCAAGGTGGATCCGCGTCTGGCGGAACGGATTGCAAATGGGGCAAAACCGCGGACGATGGAAGAATGGAAACATCTCTGGTATGAAAGTCAGGGGGGCAGGGTCTCGGATGCAAGTTTTCACTATGACGACACGCGGTATCATGGGCTGAATTATCACACGACTTTCAACAGGGGCGCGACAATCGAATTCAGACTGTTTAATGGCTCGCTTCATGCGGGAAAAATCAAGGCGTATGTTCAGTTTTGTTTGGCACTGAGTGCGAAGGCAATCAACTCTCGCACGGTGTCGATGCAGAAGGTGAACAGTGTTGATGAAAAGCACATGTATGGGTGCTGGTTGTTGAGGCTGGGGCTGGAAGGTGATGAGTTCGCGACCTGTCGAGAACACATCATGGCCGGTCTGGAAGATGCGCCGGCAAGAAGTGCACGGAGGGCAGCATGATCGGGGCTTTTGCCCCGGTCTTGAGATAAAAGGAGGATGATAACTATGCTGTATATTGCGTATGGATCTAACATGGACATGGATCAGATGGCGTACCGGTGTCCGGATGCGGCGTATGTGGACACGGTTATGCTGGACGGCTGGCGGCTGATGTTCAAAGGCAGTCAGTCAGGTAATTATGCGACGATTGAACGGGAGGAAGGATGCAAGGTACCGGCGCTGTTGTGGGAAGTGTCAAAGGCGGATGAACGTAGTCTGGACAGGTATGAGGGTTTTCCGCATTTTTACTACAAGGAGTATCTGGATGTGCCGGGGTATGGCAAGGCGATGGTCTACATCATGCACGAGGAACGGCTGCTGGGGATGCCGACGACGCATTACTGGCAGGTGCTTCATGATGCATATGTGATGTTTAAGTTTGACGAAACGATTCTGGATGAGGCGATGGATTACAGCTGGAAGTATAGGGGAAGGGCTAACGCAAAAACAAAATTAAAATCTGGGCGCAAAAAGATGGCACTTGACAAAAGGCGGTTGCGGCACGGGATTTATTGCACGGCGGAAGAGCATTTATGGCTGTTAGAAAAGTTAGAGGAACGCAGGCGGCAGCTGGGTTTGCCACCTCGCATGCATCCAATAAAAATAAAAAAAAATTGACATGATTTTTAATCGTGATATAATGATTACAATGCAAAAAGTGTCTGAAGCGGACAGGATTCAATTCCTGCCCGCTTTTTTTATTGCCGGAAAGAGGGAAAACCATGGAGATTGTGTATAAAAAACTGGATGATCTGATACCGTATGAGAACAATCCGCGGGACAATGCGGATGCGGTACAGTATGTGGCCGCGTCAATCAGGGAGTTTGGCTTCAAGGTTCCCCTCGTGGTGACGGAAGATAACGTGATCGTGGCAGGCCATACCCGGTACCTGGCAGCCCGTCAGCTTGGCATGGAGGAGGTACCGTGCACTATTGCGGATGACCTCACAGAGGCCCAGATTCGGGCGTACAGGCTCGCTGACAACAAGACAGGGGAGATGGCTGGATGGGACTCTGAAAAGCTCACAGAGGAGCTTCTGGGCATCAATATGGGCATGGATGCATTTGGGTTTGATATGCATCAGGAGACGGAAGAAGAGTTTGAGCAGGAAGAAGAGCCGTCGGAAGTGGAGCGGGTCGTCTGTCCGCGTTGCGGGAAAGTGTTTGAGGTGCAGGCATGAAAAAGATAAATATCGAGATGGTGCCGCTGAAACAGCTTTTTCCGTATCGGAATAATCCGCGGCGCAATGATGGCGCGGTCGAATACGTGAAAAATAGCATTCTGGAGTTTGGCTTCCGGGTGCCGCTGGTCATTGACCGGGACAACGTGATCGTATGCGGTCACACCAGATACAAGGCGGCGGTGAAGCTCAACATCAGGGAAGTGCCTTGCGTCCGTGCGGATGATTTGACGGATGACCAGGTGAAGGCATTCAGGCTGGCGGACAACAAGGTGGCAGAGAAAAGCCGCTGGGATGTGGACAAGCTGGAGGAAGAGCTGGCTGACCTGCCCGACATTGATATGAGCCTGTTTGGGTTTAATGCAGGCGGGGATGAAGAGACGGAGGAGAGGCTCAACGAAAGCGGGGAGCTGGATGTGGGGAGCTTCGAGACCGGGTACAAATACGAGTGCCCAAACTGCGGGCTTCGCTTCGATAAGGGGGCGGATTGATGGACTGGAGATGGAGGCTGGCGGATGTAGTACAGGATAAGCCGGTCAAGGTGCTGACCACGTTTTCCTGCGGTGGCGGATCCACCATGGGATACAAGCGGGCAGGGTTTCAGATGCTGGGCAATGTGGAGATTGACCCGGCCATCAACAAGATGTATGTGGCGAATCACCATCCCAAGCACAACTACTGCATGGATCTGCGGGATTTTAACCAGAAAAACGATCTGCCGGAGGAATTGTATCAGCTGGATATTTTGGACGGGTCCCCGCCCTGCAGCACGTTCAGCATGGCAGGCAGCCGTGAAAAAGCCTGGGGAATTGAGAAGCAGTTCCGGGAAGGGCAGAAACGGCAGACGCTGGATGACTTATTTTTCGTGTTTTTGGACACGGTGGAGAAGCTGCGGCCCAAGGTGGTCGTGGCTGAGAATGTGACCGGGCTGGTCATGGGCAATGCAAAGGGATATGTCAGGGAGATCCTGCGGAGGTTCAACGAGATAGGGTATGTGGTGCAGTTATTCAAGCTGAATGCCGCATTTATGGACGTGCCCCAGAAGAGGGAGCGCGTCTTTTTTATTGCGAACCGGATGCAGTATCCCGCGCTGAAACTGAATTTTAACCACGCCCCGATACATTTCGGCAAGGTGCGGACGGTGCAGGGAAAAGAGGTAAGTCCCACATCACAGTTATCGAAACGGCTGAAGCTGGTTAAGCCCGGGGACCGTAATATGAGCGCCATGATGCAGCGGATGTATGGGAAAAACAGTAATTTTTCCACGGTGCTGGTGGCGGACAACCGGGTGTGCAATACAGTGACGAGCTCCGGGCAGTTTGTGCGGATGGCGGATAAGATGCTGTTTTCGTCCGGGGATTTTGTGAACGTGCAGACCTTCCCACAGGATTATGATTTTTGCGGGAACAGTGCGCAGTATGTGTGCGGCATGAGTGTGCCGCCTAACATGATGGCAAATATTGCCGGGGAAATATGGAGACAGTGGCTGGCATAATAGGCAGGTGATACGGATGACAGCAGGGAGGCCGAAGGTTGAAATCGACCGGAAACAGTTTGAAAATCTCTGCTCCATCCAATGTACTACGGAGGAGATTGCTGGCTGGTTCCGCTGTTCGGAAAGTACCGTGCGGCGGTGGGTAAAGGATACCTACGGCGAAAATTTTGACAAGGTCTATAAAAAGTATTCAAAAGATGGGCGAATATCGTTAAGGCGGTATCAGTTCCAGCTGGCAAAGAAGTCTGCTACGATGGCGATCTGGCTGGGCAAGCAGATGCTGGGGCAGACGGACAAGCAGGATGCCAGCGGGGCGGATTATCAGGATGACGGATTCACTTCTGCGGTGAAACGGTCTGCAAAAGGTGTGTGGGACGATGAAAACAATAGTTAAGCCGGTCATACGGTTTGAAAGGTTCTCACGCAAGCAGATGCAGCTGCTGACATGGTGGTGTCCTGATTCGCCATATAAAGATCATAACGGGATTATTGCTGATGGATCCATCCGTGCCGGCAAGACGGTGGCGATGGCCATCAGTTTTATTTTGTGGGCCATGGATAGTTTTGATGGCCAGAATTTTGCGATGTGCGGTAAGACGGTAGGCAGCTTCCGCAGAAACGTGTGGAGCTGGCTGAAGCCGGTGCTGATGCAGCACAGGTTTTTTGTGGAGGAAGTGCGGACCCAGAACCTGATCCGTATCACGAAGGACGATAAACACAATGACTTCTATGTGTTCGGTGGCCGGGACGAATCTTCACAGGATTTGATTCAGGGCGTGACGCTGGCGGGTCTGTACTGCGATGAAGTGGCGCTAATGCCAGAGTCTTTTGTGAACCAGGCAACAGGGCGGTGCTCCGTGACCGGGGCGAAGATGTGGTTCAACTGCAACCCGGACAGCCCGATGCATTGGTTTCTGAAGAATTGGATTGAGCAGGCGGATAAGAAAAAACTGTTTTTTATCCATTTTCTGATGGATGACAACCCAAGCCTGAGCGATGAGGTGCGGGAACGGTACCGGACAATGTACACCGGGGTGTTCTTTCAGCGGTTCATTCTGGGGCTGTGGGTTATGGCCCAGGGTGCGATTTACCGGGATGCATGGGGAGACGATTTATTATTTGGGGATGACAAACTTGCGTGGATTTATCAGAATTCCCACATCATGCGGCGGTTCATTGCGATTGACTATGGCACGGTAAACCCCATGGTGTACTTGGATATCTGGGATGATGGGAATGATATCTGGGTGGTGGATGAGTATTACTGGGACAGCCGGCAGGAAGGAAATTATGAAAAGGACAACAGCCAATATGCGGATGACCTGCTGGAGTTTGTGCACAGGTGCCCCGTGGATATGTGGCCAACAAGCACGATTATTGACCCGAGCGCGGCAAGTTTCAAGGTTGAGCTCAGGAACCGGGGCCTGCGGATGAAGGAAACAGTGGAGACCATCAATGCGGATAATGACGTAATTGAGGGGATCCGTAATGTGAATACATTGCTGACACGGCGGAGGATCCATATCCATGAACGTTGTGTCAATACGATTAAAGAGCATCAGAGTTATGCGTGGGATACCAAGGCGCTGCAGCAGAGCGGGAAGGAAAAGCCGCTGAAGATAAACGACCACACCTGCGATGCCTTGCGGTATTTTATTTCCACGGTCGTCAGGGCGAGGAGGATTGCCAATGCGTAAGAAAAAGAAAAGCGCCACAGCGCTGGAGGTGCGGCGCGGGAAGGTGCTGGACGGATTTTCCAATCCTCTGGCCCGATTAGGGGCAGGGACACCGAACCTGCTGGATGCGACGCAGTATGTCATGAGCCGCATGACCAATGACTTTGGGACGCTGAATGCGATGTACCGGGACAGCTGGATCGTGCGGAGGATTGTGGATATCATTCCTGCGGATATGCTGAAAAACTGGATCACGATCACGTCAGGGCTGACTCCTGACCTCTTGAAAAAGATTGACATTGAGTTGCGGCGCACGCAGCTTATCAAAAAAATTCAGGAGGGCCTGTGCTGGGGCCGTCTGTATGGCGGGGCGGTCGGCATCATGCTGATTAAAGGACAGGGAAGTCCGGAGCAGCTGGCTATGCCGCTGGCGCTGGATGAGATGGTGCCCGGGGACTTTAAAGGGCTGATGATTCTGGACAGGTGGAACGGGGTGTCACCGTCAAGCGAATTGGTCGATGACATTTCTGACCCGGAATATGGTTTACCGGAGGCGTACATCGTCACTGACCCGGTGGATGGAACGATGGTGCGGGTGCATCACACCCGGTGCATTCGGTTCATCGGGAACATACTGCCGTTCTGGGAGAAGCAGGCGGAGCTGTACTGGGGCGCATCGGTTATTGAATCCGTTTTTGATGAGCTGAAAAAGAGGGACAATGTCAGCTGGAATATTGCGCAGTTGACTTTTATGGCCAACTTGCGGGTGCTGAAGATGAACGACATCGGGCAGACATTGGCAGCCACGGATCCGCAGAGCCAGGCGGAATTATACCGCACGCTGACTGCACAGAATTGGCTGATGTCTAATATGGGCATTCAGATCATGGATGCGGCAGATGGGCTGGAGACCCACCAATATACATTCGGTGGCCTTGCGGATTGTTACCAGCAATTTATCATGGACGTCAGTGGCGCGGCAGAAATTCCTGTTACAAAACTATTCGGGCGCAGTCCTTCGGGGCTGAATGCCAACGGCGCACCGGTCCGGCAGAA